GCGATCCAGTCCATGCTGCTCAACGAGGACGCTACCCTTTTCCGGCGGCGTTACTACAAGAACGGCGCGCATGTCGGGTACATCTTCTATTCTTCGAGTGCGCAACTTGAGCAGGCGCAGCAGGACGCGATCAAGAACGCCATACAGAACGCCCGTGGCGTCGGCAACTTCCGGAATATGTTCCTGCACATCCCGAACGGACGGGAAAAGGACGTGCAGATCGTCCCCGTGGGGGACTTCTCCACCAAGGACGAACTCGAACGGATCAAGAGCATCAGCCGCGACGACATCATAGCCGCGCACCGCATCCCGCCCGCGATGGCCTCGATCATCCCGCAGAACATGACGGGGTTCGGGGACATCACCAAGATCGACGCCGTGTATTTCCGCAACGAGGTCATGCCCATCCGGGAAGTCCTGCTCGAGATCAACGAGGCGCTGCCGCCCGCCCTGCATATCGGGTTTACGGATACGCAAGGGGAAGAAAATCAGTAGCGAGTTAGGCAGAATCCCCCTATACTTACCAACGATTCAGGGGGAAATCATGAGAGTTTACTGTCCGGCATGTGGGCACATCTGCACCATTTCATCCCGCACGGAAATTTCAAATATCCTTTCACGGCTGTACTGCGTCTGCCTCAATCCGGAATGCGCGCACAGCTTCGTCTCGACGCTGGCCTACAGCCACACGCTGTCGCCCTCCGCCTTTGACCTCCCGAAACCGATCCGGGAGAAGCTGAGGAAAACAACCTCACGAAAGCAAGTGCAGCTCCTCTTCGAGGGGATGGCATGACGAGACGGCCCCGCAGCGGCATGATGCGGGGCCGTCTTTCGTCAGCAGGAAGCGCCGGGGCGCTGGACGTCATACGCCTGAGCAGCCGCCGCCATGAACCCCGAGCGGGTCATGCCGGAACGCGCCGCCTTCGCGTCGATGCTTTCCAGAACGGACTTGGCGATGCTCAGGGAAATCTTGACCGGGGTCAGATCCACACTCGGGGCGGGGATGAGCTGATAGAGGATTTCCCCGGCGGCTTCTATCTCCAACTCGGCAAGCTCCTCTTCGATTCTGCGGCGGGCTTCTTCAAGTCCGCACGGTTCCGGCAAGGGTTTGCGGGCCTTGGCGTACTCTTCAACGGTCAGGGCCAGCGCTTCCGTCGCCATGTCCATGCACTCCCCAACGGATTCCCCCTGCGAGGCGACCTCCGGAAAATCAGGGCAGAAAATGGAAAACCAGTTTTCCCCGGCCGGGATGAACGCCGCATAATAATACTTTGCCATATATGTTCCTCCGGGGGGCTTCCGCCCCCCTGTTGTCATTTCTTGACGCCGCCGTCTCTGAGGATTTTCTTGCTCAGGATTTCGTTGACTTCCTTATGCCTTGGAACCTCCGTCACGAGAACGCCGTCCCGGTAAACCAGCGTATGCCGCCCGCCCTCGCGGAACTCGCATCCGGCCTTCGCCAACAGTCTCAATATGTCGGCTCGTTTCATCTCACCTCCTGAAAAGTATAATATGGAGTTTTTTCCATACCGTCAATATTTTTATGGAGTTTACTCCATACTTTTTCCTTCCGTATCATCCAGCATGGCGGCGCAATCGGCTACGTCATCGGCCACCATCGACAGGAGGGAGGCGAGGCCGACCTTTTCCTCACGGTACTTTCCGGCAATCTCGCGCAGGGCTGCCGCGTCATCATACAAGGCCATGATCGGGTCAAAATCTTCATTGCGCATAACCGCCCTCCTCTTCGCCGCACAGGGTCAGGGCCGCGCCCATGCGGGCCGCGTCGCCGGAACAATAGGACAATTCAAGGCTGACGGCGGAAAGGGCCTCAGCCGCCAGCGCGAGGCGGGCGGGGTCATGGGCCGCAAGCCCTCCCCGCAGGTTCGCCAAGGCCGCAACGCATGTCCCCCGCGTGTCCGCCAGATCGTCCAGAAGCCGCTCAAGGCCGCGTGCCGCCTCTTCCGGCGTCGCGTAGGCTCTGGGCTCGGGTGTCGTCCATGTATGGATCATGCCGCCGCCCTCCCACGGTTCAGGATGCGCCCGCACCATGCGAGGCCGCGATCCCAGTTCTCGGCGAGGGCTTCCGGCGACGGCGGGAAGGCTTCCATACGGGGCTGCGGAACGGCAACGGAGACGGGCTTTTCCGCCCTCTGTTCCTGCCCGGGCCGCTTCCCCGTCTCCGCATTGGAAAGCCACGTCCGCAGGAACCGCCAGACGTTGCGGATCGGCGTGCGCTTTTCGGCTTGCCACTTACGGATGCGGGTTATCTCGGCCTGTACGTCAACGTCCGGGAAGTCGCGCTGCAGGTCTTCCAGCATCTCCACAGGGACAAAAAATCCGTCCGTCCCGATCCGATCTTCTTTTTCACTTTCCCTTTCCGATTCCCGAGAGCCTACCGATACCCTATCGGCGGGG